ATCGTCGTCGAACAGATTGCGGTCCAACCCGATTTCGTAACGACCGTCCTTGGCGGATTGTTTTTCTTCGGGCGGTTTGGCAAATCTGCCAGACTCATCCCGCACGGGACCGTCCTGCTTGCCTTCCTTCTCCGTGCCGTCCACCATGGCCTTGCGGCCTGCTTCCAGCGCGGTCCGGTCGAACAATCGCATCGCACGGTCCAGTTCCTCGCGACTGGCGAACTCAGCAAGGTCAGTCTCGCTGATACCATACGCGGCAACTTCGGCTTTCACGTCGTCGTCGATCCAACTGGAAGGCGACTCGGTTTCACCGGATTGGTCGCTGCTGCCGGAATCGTCATCGGAAGCAGTAACGGTATCTCGTTCCTCCGCGATCGCCTGGGCGTCACTCTTGGTTTCGCCGGCCCGATCCGCGGACACGTCTGCCACGACCTGATCCACATAGGCTTGGATCTCGTCATGGGTGGTTTCGGGTGTAAGTTCAATCGACATGATTTTTCCTCAATCGCTGTATCCGCCATCCGCATCTGCAAGCCCACGCAAACGCATCAGTTCCCGCCGGCCTCTCCGACTGGTAATTTCCAACTGACCGCTATCGAGAACCCGCACGCCTCGGATGTTGTTTCGCCTTAGTTCCTCACGCATTTCCCCAACCTGGGACTTCATGCAACCGAGTCCTTCGGAAAGCAGCGGATTCGACTCGGTGTAAGCGATCGTGCCCATAGGAGCGTGCCGGAAGTCCAATCCCACGCCCGGACGAGCATCCCACTCCTCTTTCGTCACGACCTGTCCGTTGATCTTGTACGTCACGCCGGAGCCCTTCCAAGCGATGCCATCTGCTGACCGTTGACCTGCGGTTTGCCTCCGCTGTTAAGCACCTGCTGCATGATCGAACTTCGGGACGAAGCGGTCCCTCCAGTCGGAACATTGCGGCGAATCGTCTCTCTGCTAGTGACCGCGGGAGAGCGGATCGTGTTCTGGTCGCCGCCCAGTTCCGGAGCGGGAGCCGCGAAGGTGATGAACCGCTTGAACTCGGGACGGTTCTTCAGGCGGGCAATCTCGTCCACGATCGCCTCGGCGTCCATCGAAGCACCGCTCGCCTGGAACATCGGCCAAAGCGGAGCGAGTTGCTGCAGGACCGCGAACAACTCGTTCAATTTCTGTTCGGGAGTCTTGAAGATCATCGAGTACGGTTCAACGCGGAAATCGTAGTCCTCGAAGTTCCCGCGACGATGCTCGGGAGTCCAGTCGGACTTGATCTGATATCCCGTGTTGCCGATTGGCATGCTCGACTTGATTTCGAGCGTCTGATCTTCCCACATCAACCGTCCCAGATCCAAGACGCACTCAGCGGCAAACGAGACCACCGACATACGCATGTCCGCGACGTTGCGGGAAACACCCTCTCCGACCATTTCCTCCTGACCGACCGTTCCGGTCTGCGCGCCAAGCCCGCCCATCGTCTGCAGGTTGCCGGCGAAGCGGTCGTATTCCTCCTGCACGAACAGGGCGAAAGCCTGGTCACGCTGATCCACTCCACCCGTCTCGACCTGCTGAATATCCTTGGGGTTCGTCATCCGCACCCACTCGTTGCGACGCGCCTTCCGCACGTTGTTCACGTCGTCGTGCGAGCCGGGCGGATAGACGTTCACCACCTTATGGGCATCGCTGTCCGACTCCATACGCCGGTGAAGACGGTTCTGCAGGTCGTGTAGGCCTTTAAGATTTACCGCCGGACTGGCAGGGATAAGATTGTCCGGCACGGGGCCGAGGCTCAGGTACTTGTAAGGGCCTGACTGACTGCCTGTCCATTCCCGTTCAATCAGCGGCGGTAAATCAACGTCCACAGCCATCGTCACGATCGAGTTGTTTTCCGCGATCCAGATGTCCTGTAGCCAGACCATCGGCTTGAGATCGTCGTCGTCTACGATCTGACCGGCGGCGATGTCCCGCACGAAGTCCGCATTGTCGAGGACGTTCTTGCTGGTGGGCGTGAGCTTCTTCACAACCTCCTTGTCATAGCCCGGTTCGTCCTGAACCTTCTCCCAGTCCGCGCGGTAGCGGTGTCCCGCATATCGCATCTTGGTCAGTTCTTTCGCGGACATATCGAGAATCAGATCGTCCAGCGACACGCGATTGAGCCACGGTTCGCCGGGATCGAGCCAAACGTCTTCTTCCGACTCCAGGATGCCGTGAAAGCGGGTATCCGTGTCCCGCATCATCACCACGCCGACGCCAAGACAGAAAAACGCATCCAGCACGATCGCACGAAACGTAACATCGAGTTCCATGTCGGAGATCAACTTGTTCAAGTTGACCTCGAATTTCCTTGCGAACGGCAGGTTCTCCAAGGTGGGCGTCGAGACCATCACCTGCGGGTTGTTGGCCGCCAGGGCGACGGTATAGATGCGCGCCGTCTGATTCATCAGGTTGACGAGCGTCTTGTTGCGGGCGCCACCCTCGCTATACCACGAACCAACATAATCGCGGATCAACTCTTTTCGGACACGACGAAACGGTTCGAGCGACTGGTTGGACGAACTGATCGCCTTCAGCAGTCGTCCGCGTTTCACCTTGTCGGATAAGTCAATCATGGATTCTGCTCGAAGGAGGCGATTCCCAGACCCTCGAAATACGCCTGCGCGGCGCTGCGGGAGTCTCGGGCCAACTGACGCAACCGCTCGCGGTCCAAGTCCTGCATCCAGTCCACCGACTCGATGTAGGAAATCGCGAGATTCTCGAAGATGACCGTGGCGATCTGATGAACACCCTGCATGACCTGCATCTGGACCTGCTGCTCTTTCGACGGTCCCTGCGGTCGCCCCAGCAAGGGAACCTGTCCTTGGAGTGGGATCTGTCCAGGGATTGCACCGTTGACGCCAGGCAGGCTACGCATCTCGCCCTCGGTAGAAAAAAGCGGGCGGGACAAGAAACGAAAAAAGGTAGACGCGACGATGTAACGGCACCGTCATGCCTACCTGTGTTTTTGACCCCATCAACCACAAGCTGGCCGGCTCGTGGAAGTGTTGCCCGCTGGATTGTAAAAGATCAGTTCAGCAATAGATTGCTGATGCAAAAATCCGGAGAATCACTGTCCGCTATCGTCGCACGTTCCCGCTCCTCTCGCCACGCAAAAGAACCATAAGCGGCCTTCTGCGGACGAACTGTGTATTCGGTGGACTCGCTTTCAGTTGTTTCGGAGTATAGCAGATAAGCCACTCCTGTGGCTATACATCGGTCGCCATGTGCCTTCTCGGTCGCCCCGTGATTCTTCGTGGGCCTGTGGATGATCTTCCCGTTTTCCCACTCGTATTCACCACATTCGCGAATCAAATCCTCGGATCGCGGTATGTACCGTCCACCCTCAAACGCCAAGGCCAGTTTCTCGAACAAATCGCCCTTGTCGTCGTCCGACCCGTTCCACCAACCCGCTTTCCGCGTCTTGCGGTGACTCCCGATCTCATTCACAGGCCGGTAATACACCTTGCCATAACAGATGACCTCGACAATCTCCTTGGCAAAAGGTCCCGCCATGCCAGAATCTTCCCAGCCCAGATACGCATTACGAAGCCACTTGCACAACCCAACCACCGCACGGGCGAACTTGATGCTAGGCACACCCTTGACCGCGTACTCCAACACCTGCTCGCCCGTGCGGTCGTCTATCCCGCTGGCTACGCTATTGCTCGCATACGGTCCACTCGACCCGATCGCAATGTCGCACCCCACGGTGAACGGTCCCAGCGGAGGCGAGTAATCCGCGCCCGGCTTGAACCACAACTTCAAGGGTCCGTCCTTCTGAGTCAGCAGTCCCTTCAGTTCCAAGGTCTCATCATCGAACACCGCGACGCCCTGCCAGACCGGAGGCTTGCAGCACAACCGCTTCATCTTGTCCAGCAGGTCGCTCTCGAACACCTTCCCGACCGCACCGCGAGGATCTCTGTCCAACTCCCGTGCAATCAGTCTCGGTGTAGCACCCTTTCTGAGACACCGTGAGTCATACCACGGACTGCGGATCTTCCCCTCGACCTGATGACCCTTCCGCTCGAGCTTCTTCAACACGTCCGGATGGTTCTTGTGATACTCGTTGACCGCGCCCTGATCCTCGGGACGGATCGCAGCCACATAGCCCTTGTTGACCATGTAGGCGTGCCGTCCATGCTCGGGATTGTCCTTCCAGTCCAAGATCAGATGCACGCCGCTGCCGTCCGGATCATTGCAGGCGTCGTAGAACACGCC